CTCGTGTGAGGCGCCTGCTCATGTTGAACTGTGTTCAACTCCGCCCGTATGTCAGACTACTCGCGATCCCACCAGGTACCCGCGGCCTCTGAGACTGGTATCCTCATCAGGGCATTCCATAAGGATGCTTCTGGTGAAGACGTCCAGTTCTTCGAGGGTCCGTGGGTAGATAATCCGTCGTTTCCTTATCCGCCTGTGCCGGCTTATACCGACTATGCGGAGCAGGTCTCTCCGGATGTACCTGGTCCGAGAACTGAGTGGAAGGATTTCGAACATTACAAAATGTTCGTTCCTCCTCTCCCCTTAAGTTCTCCAGTGTTAGCGCCGACCGATATTTATACCATCGGTTTCGATAACTCTGATCATCTGTATCACATTCTTGTGCATCCAGATGCTATGTGGGCCGCGCGTACGTTTGGACTGAGCGACGACAACCCCTTTGAAGGGTTGCCGCCGTTTCGCTCGGGGACCGATGTAAAGGGATTTGTCCCTTTACCTACTAACTTTGATGAACTGGTCAATGGCGCTTATGCGCACATGGTCCCGTCCATGAAGAGTGAGTTAAGTCTCGTTAATTCGATTATCGAATTGCGTGACTTCGAGTCCCTTCCGCGAACTCTTGAAGCTGTAAAGTCTTTTGCCTTTATAGGCCTAAAGTCTTTAAAGTCCTTCACAGGGAAGGCTTTTCGAAGCCTCTTCAAGAAGTCCAGTCGTGTTGGTTCCGATGCTTATCTCCAATTGGAGTTCAACATCCTACCAACCATATCTGATGTGCTCGGTATTAATCGAGCACTCCAGAACCTCGAAAAGCGTTTAAACGCTCTGGTTAGTTCTGGTGCGAGGGTCCGACGTCGTCATTTTGACTACGTCTGGGATGAATATCAGCCCTATATTGAGCAAGATTCGGACAATTCGGTTGGGTATTTGCCCAACCCTACTGCCCCTATCACGCTCAAAAGGACTGTTATTCATGATCCTTCTAAGTTCCATGCTGAAATTGAGTATAATTTAAATTTTACTCAGTACCAGCTCGAGCATGCTCGAGTGTTAGCGCTCCTTGATCGTCTTGGGGTTAATATTAACCCTCAGATTATCTGGAATGCTATCCCCTGGTCATTCTTAGTTGATTGGGTCCTTGGCGTTAGCCAATGGCTCAAGCAATTTAAGGTGTCCAACATGGAGCCACAGATAAACATACGGAGATTCCTGGCGTCAGTAAAACGCAAGCGCGTTGTCAGTTTCTCGGTTTCTACCGGGAATAACGGACACGCTTGGGTTCACTATTCGTCAGGAGTCCCTGGTCGGACTTACATCGAGTCGGCTTACCGCCGGCAGAATGTAGGCCTAACCCTCAGTCCGCTTCTTGCGAACGGGCTAACCCCTAAAGAGGTTAGTCTAGGCGCCGCGTTGGTTTTAGCCAAGCGCAGACGCCACCGCCGCTGAGAGAGCGCGGGAAACTCAGTAAACAGTTAACTAAGCATGCTAAGCAATACGCTCAACACGAACGAAGTTAAGAACGCCGCTGGCACTGAACAAGAGTTCAATCGCCTGCGGACAGAAGGCCGTGAGACGGAATTCGGTCTTATAACCGAAGCTCCGGCTCTCACGCACCGATTCTCGGTTAAACACCAAGAATCGGGGCAGGGTCTCGCGAAGCGTCGCCGGTCGTTAGTTCGATTTGACAAAACTGTCATCTCGACTGTCGACTCAGTGACGCCCGTGACCGTCTCCGCGTATATCGTCCTGGACGCACCTGTCGGTGCGCTTCAAGCGAATACGGAGATGGCCAATGTCCTCGCAGAACTCGGCTCACTTGTGTTTACACAAGCGAGTTCGACGTTTCTTTACGATGGCACTGGGAACGGCGCTGCTGTCCTACTCAACGGAAGCCTGTGAAAGCTTCATTTGAATGGGCACGTTCGGTACGAAGCGAGAAACAGAGAATTGCTATCGTCATTGCGACGGTTGCAGTTTTCCATACTCTCTACTTCGTGCCCGCTGTTCTGCTGGTTGGTTGTAATAGTCCCCAAGGGGGGAGTATTACTGGGTCCTTCGGTCTGACGAACTCCTTAATCGGGGTTCGCCCTCCCGTTGTCCCCTGAGAATATCCTCAAAAGATATTCACAACCTTCCCGTCGAGCCACAGAATGTCGGCGTTTCCTGGTGGACCAGTAAGCTCTAGCCTAATCGTATTGCCGTCTCTCACGAGGCGTGCAAGGATTGGTCCTGAGACCTGGTCGTACCAGTCGTCGATTTGCGGGGGTTGGCGGAGACTGCCGTTTCCATAGGCAGTTCCTGTCCAGCCCCCCATTTCTGAGGCATTCGAAGCATCGTGATAGTTCGAATTCCATAAGATATTAGTGGGTTGCTCCAGTATGATTTCTTCTACTGGTTTGGCCCACTTGGATCCGTTTGGAATCGAACGCTCATAGATGTTGTTTTTCATATGTTTATAACGTGTGAAGAACATCGGAACCGCGTTTGTTCGAATCGCGGGGCGTATGCATGCTCTAGGAGGAATACCATATGGTATCCAATAAGAGCCTAGATGAAGTTAACCTCATCGCTGCACTGCTCCGCGACTTTCACAAGTCGCACGGAGTGGTGTTCAACAATCGTGCCCTCAAGTTGACCACGCAAGTGGTCTTCAAGAGGGTACGCTTGGAAGGGCTGGGTTTTCTCACGAAAACCCTTCCCCGTCTCGGCAAGGCCTTTGATCAGGCCCTTTCCGGAGGTCCTAGTCTGAACGCTAACGCGCTTGGCTTTGCAGCCATGCGTGGTAGTGAACTTCCCATGTTTATGGGTGAGTTCTTCAAACTAGTACTCCACCAAGACGGCACGGTTCTTCCATGTCCGTGTGCAGATAGTGTTAGAGTTCTTAGGCAGTTATTATACCTGTTTTACAAGTACGAACTGCCTTACTCCGACAAGCAGGAACGAAAAGTCCTGGACTGCTTCAAAAAAGCAGAACAAGACCTTCACGAACATGCGTCTATCTTATCGGATCTTTCTGATAGGACTGACGCCTTTCTACGAACCCATTCTCGTTGCTCGTCGAGCGATGAGATGGTTAACGTAGTGCGGCGCGCGAAGCACCTTCTTTGGAAGGCCTTCGAACGTTTCGATCCTTCTGACATTGTCCCCCGGCACGGACCTGGGGCTGTCGCTACTAAGCAACAGCTCTGGGGTAAGTACCAGTGGAGCAATGTCACTAGGCGGATAACCGACGTGTATCCCCTTGACGAATACTTTTTCGTCAATTTGGAACACGTCTGTGATCGTCAGCAAGAGCTTCAAGCTCTCACTGACAATGAGAACTCGGCGCGAGTTATACTCGTTCCGAAGGACTCACGTGGGCCTCGTTTAATCTCTTGTGAACCCGTTGATTTTCAATGGGTTCAGCAAGGTTTAGGCGAAGCTATTGTTCGTCACATCGAAGGCAATAAACTTACAAAGTTTAATGTCTTCTTTACTGATCAAGGACCGAACCAACGAGGTGCCCTTTTGGGGTCCTCGACGGGTAGGTACGCGACACTTGACCTCAAAGAGGCCAGTGATCGCGTAAGCCTTGATCTGGTTCGCCTGCTCTTCCCCAAGCACGTATATACGTATTTGGAGGCTTGCAGGAGCCTGTCGACTCGAATGCCAGACGGAGAGGTTATACAATTGGCCAAGTTCGCGCCAATGGGGTCAGCTTTATGCTTTCCCATATTGGCGTTGACTATATGGTCAATCCTCTCAGCTGGCACTCGAAACACGGATACTCGTGAGAGTATCCTAGTGTACGGTGATGACGTGATCGTACCAACCGCTTATGCGGGAAAGGCGATCGAACTGCTCGAATCATTTGGTTTACTTGTAAACCGTGATAAGAGCTGCACCAAAGGGCTCTTCCGAGAGTCCTGTGGCGTCGATGCCTTCAAAGGCCGAAACGTCACCCCGGTCCGACTAAGGACCGTTTGGTCGTCATCACCCTGCCCCGAGTCCTATTGCAGTTGGATTAGCTATGCTAATTCCTTCTACGATAGGGGTTACCGCACTGTCTACGATTACATCGTAGAGAAACTTTCGCTTGTATATGGCGAAGTTCCAGGCGAGGACATGTGTTTAACATGCCCAAGCCTCAGAGAGGTAACTGATCAACTGCGTCCTAAACGTTCCAGAACAAACGTCGCGCTGCAAAAACGCGAATGGCTTGTCTGGGACTTACGGACACCGAAGTTACGGAAACGTATCGACGGCTGGTCCATGCTCCTTCGGTATTTTACCGAAGGTTCACGGGCTTTGCCTGCGTACGTCATCCGTCATCGGCAAGACGGGTACTCCCCGAAAGAGGAGCATCCGTTTTCAGTCGGTCTGTACACGAGGCGCCGTGCTAGCATGCTAGTACGGCGTTGGCGATGAGATGGTAAAAGGGAAAACCCTGTTTACCAGGCTAGGAGATA